TTCAAAGAATTACCCTCTTTATTTGCCCCAAAACGAGGTCTAATTACACCTATTTACACAAACGAAAAAAGCCGATACAAACTGTATCAGCTCAACACTATTCAATTTTTCTTGACTTTGTTTTTTCGTCGGGGTAGCGGGATTCGAACCCACGACCCCCTGCTCCCAAAGCAGATTGTTTTAGAAGGATATTCAGCTACAAATCAATTAATTATAATGATGTGAGCTAACCTATTCAAAGATAGTTCAAAGAACGCTATTTTGAGGGCTTTATTTTAGCCTTTTCTAACTCATAATTTAATAAAGCAATTTCTTGCTTTTGAGCACTTTTTTCCTGTAGTACTTTTCGAAGTTGTTGCCGGAGCAAAGTTATTATTTTGTCTTTTTCTTCCATACCTTATATCTCTTACATTACTACTTTCAAATATGTACTTATGGGAAAACTATAACTTGAACAGATGAATTCTCTTCGCAAAAATCATCACTCCATGTAAACCGTACATTATATTGCTCTTTATAAGAATCGTTCCGATATGAAATATCTACATGTTGTGTAGGCAATAGTTTCGCATAAGGAAAGAAATCATCTTCAACAAAGAAAAAAACTTCTTCATTATCAATTATTTCTATATTTATATTCCTAGCATCAGACAATCCCATATTTTTCATCCTCAATCGCCGAGCTTTTCCTTTCTCTATAGGGTCTAAAATTTCGCAAATGATGCAAGCTTTCTTTTTATTTCTTTCTTGCTCTTCATTTTCTTTGATGATATAATCATTAATTTGGGATTGTTGATCATTGATTGTTTTTTGCTGCCTGTTTAGCCTTCTTGTATGATTGACATATACATATAAACTAAACAAAAAACTAAATCCCATAATGAGCCATTCAATCCAATCTTTTGTAGAAACATTATTCATTGTCTATATTTTAATAGAAAACATGGAAAATATTTATTTGGCATCTCTTATCGTCCTGATTATTGTTCTATTGTTTGCAGGCATTGCTTACGCTATAGTATATATATTGAACGAATTGTATGAGACTGCAAGTAGTCTATTGAAGAAAAGAATTATCGCCACCATATCAATTATATTGCTATTAAGTTTTTTGTATTTTTTACCTATATTCATCTCTCATTTTTAAGCATTTGCTTAAACTTAGTCACCTTATCCGCATTCGTGTCATCGAAAGATAATATTTTATCAATAATACATGAATTATCTAAATCTTCATGAGAACTTGGAAGCCATCTACATAGAAAAATATCTATGTCATTGCTAGATTGCCAATATATAACGTAGTTTCCACTAGGTAATCTTTTATAAAATAAATCACCATATTTCTGCGAAATGCCATAAGCTGCAAGATAAACTATTGGTGGCATATTAAAAAGGTAATCCAGTTATAGCTTCTAAACTTCCGTCTAAAATAATTTTATTAAACTCTTCATTCATGGATTGGTTATCTTTAATAATAGGATAAATATTATCTAAATATTTGGAAATTATATTTTGCATCTCGATCATATTAATCATATTAATCAATCTTTCATTGTCATTTTTCTTTGCGATTATATCATGTAGCTCATTCATTAAATCCCAATACGGTTCAGAGTATTTATCTATGTGGGTCAATTTACTAATATAATAATCATCAAATAAAACAGAAGTAAATTTCTTGACAATATTCTCGCAATCTTCATTTCTTAAAGATTCTTGCTTTACAAAAGAAATATTATCATAAAAATAATCTTTAAAGAATTTGAAGATTATTATGTTCTGATTATAAATAACTTTTGTGTAATCACCTGAATCTTGAAGAATATTTCTGCCTATGGCAGATAGCATTTCATTCATTCGTTGAGACACATTTTCTAATGACGAAATGGCATCAAGCATTTCATCATCTTTTCTTTTTCTCTGTAACTGTTGAAGATATAAAAACAGCATACCTGATATTTGATTCTCCATATAATTCTCAATCTCTTCAACATGATCAAATGTCTTAATTGCAGTAGTGGGTTCTAAGATACTTATGAATTTGAAAATATTAATGTCGTCAACATGGGCAAAATTAAATACTATTTTATCCTCAAATATCTTCTTATTCTTCTTATATGTCTGATATTCTGCATAAACATTCTTATCAATAAACACGAAGGAGGGTATTCCGGCCATAGTAGCAGTCTCATGCTCCTTTCTCGTTATTGAAACATATTGTTCATAAAGCTCTTTTTTGTCTTGAGAGACTTGCTCTCCTGATGCAGCACTTCCATACCGCCCACCAACAATAAGCACCATCATTTGGCAAGTCTTGACTTCGTTATAACATGACAGGTCTAATGGTTTATTGAATTCGAAAGTAACATTATCATTTTCAAATAGAACAGGTTCCATTCCAAAGTTGGCTAGAAAACGTTCTATTCGCTCTCTTACATGCTTTAGGTCATAGTATGTTGAACTTAAAAAGACTCTAGGTTTTGCCATAATATTTGTGTTTTGAGTTTTTATTTATCTTCTTTCTTCACTCGCTTAGGATTATATGTCCTTTTTTCCTGTAGGTCATCTCGTTTAATCACGTATCCACCATTTTCATCCATTTCCTCAAAGGTTCCTTTATGTGGTTCCGCATTAGGATATATTCGCTCAACTTGAACACGATCACCTTTTTTTAATATTTCTTTTCCCATATATTATTTTTTTAGTTACACAATCAACTAACTAGACTCCTGAACTCAGCTTATATTTTTGATAGTGCTTCTTTTAGATATGAAGTATCTGTCAGTGAGAATTTATAATTGCTTAACGTACTCGAACTTGAAGATTCTGCAATAAATTTAGCTTCTCCTTCTTTTTGTAAAAAAGTCATTAGCGCTTCAAAATACTCTTCTTCTACAAAGTTGCTCCCGTTTTCTGCGTTATAGGTTTTGAATTCTAAAGTTTCGCCATCAAACCTCTTGGCTTTAAATTTAAAAAATCCTTCACCTTTAATTGGGTGATTTCGATTGTATTCATATAGTTGTATTCTCATACCTGATTTGTCGATAATAAATTGAACGCCTAATTCTGAATTTGTGGTTGCTGAGTTGCTAAATGTACCTGTACAAAAGGTACGTATATACCCTTCCTGTGTTTTCTCTCCAAAATCGTCAACATAATGAGATAATTCCCAAATTCCAAATATGTTATTTTTTTCATCTATTGTCTTCAGTTCTCCATATTTTTCTTTATATGTAGATAACTCTGCTTTCAAAGAATCTATTTCGTTTGATAGTTTTACTGTTTGCTGTTGATTTGATGTGCAACTTGTTAATAATGCAGTCATCGTTAAAAATAAAATCTTTTTCATGATACTAATATTTTATAAGTTGTTTTGTTTTAGTTTATTGAGGCGTTCTTGTCATTCTATAGTATCCTTTTCATATATTATAAGGAACTATATATTACTTATTCATTAATACATTAATCAATCGTTCCTTTTCCTCGAGAAGTTTATCCTTGCCTTCAAGACGTTTGTCCTTCTCATTAATAATGTTCTTTAGATATTGAATTTCACGCATTGCTGCTTCTAATTCATCTTGGCATTTAGATACTTCAAGTTTATTATGTTCTCCTGAAACGACGGAGTTGCCGTTTCCATTAACTGAAGCAGAGTTGTTTTTATTGCAAATATTAGGATAAAAGAACGATATATCTTGTCCTATGGCAGTTGCAATGTTTTCAAGTAAACCTGTTTTTATATCATCAACCTTGAGATATGCATTAAAAGTCTGAGGACTTACACCTAATTTCACAGCAATTTCACTTTGGGTAAAGCCACATCTTTTTAATTTTTCTTTTATTTCTAAACCTGTCATAATCAAGATATTATAAATTTATAAAACAAATGGCTGAAAATAATCAGTGTTTTATTTGATAAAATAAGTATTATGCTTTATATTTGCAGCGTAATCATTAAAACATTAAAGTTATGACAACACTTTTATTGACCTCTATCATCCTTGTATTCCTCCTTATAATATTAGGAATTACATTTCGGAAACCTATTATTCGTCTAATTCACAATCACCAGGATACTAAACTACGTAAATGGTGTGTACAACAAGCAACTATTAGTAAAACCTTTGATTCTTACGATCACTATACTGAAACCTATTACGCTTCATCTAACGCAGTAGCAGCTTCAGCCGAGAGGATCTATCTATTCATCAAAGAGTATATTACTTACTTATCAGATGAAGAGAAAGAAGCCATCTTTCCGGAGAAGTACAAGAAAAAGGATGATTCTTAACCTCGTCCTGTCTTACGTGTAGACGGTTTTGTTTCAGATGGGAATTTAAGAAGCTTACGACTTAATTCTTCATAAGAGTCTTTGACGTAAATACAATCATCTTTGCTGAATCGGATAATAGTGTAATCTTCATCTTTATATAAAGATTGGATAAAATCAATGTTGATAACCTTTTCAATATCATAGGCATCAATCACCTTGATAAAATTTTTCATAACAGTTTCATTTAGTAAAGAAACGGAAGCCCTGCATCCGGCCTGAGAAACTTGATTCAGAGCTCCGTGTCTTTCGATTAAACATTTTAAAACGTAATCTTTAAAACATTACAAATATGAGCAAAAAAAATGGTTCAGACAATAATATTGTCCCAAATCTCAAAAAATTACCCCTAGCAGAGTATTTTGCAGCCTTACCAAAGGCAGAACGTCGTCCAGTTATCATATCAGCTCCTAAAGAAGATGTTATTACAGCTATTGTAGAAGCGACACAACGTAATCGTCATACAGTTCGTTGCTGGATGTATGGATATACCCAACCTAACAGTATGGTTGAAAAAAAGATTGTGGCTGAGATCTTACAATCAGATGTCGCAACCTTATTTCCTGAAAGAAAGGAGGAATGATTATGACTGGAATGGAATTTTATTTCACTCCTAAAGGTGAAGTTATGATTACCGATGAATGTGGTACGCGTCAATTGGAACAGTCAAATCGGGAGTTTATTTCCGAAATCATAACTCGAATGGGAATATTTTGGCCAGAAGCACTGGAGAAAGCATCATTGGAATATACAGACCGACGATATAATATCCCTTGGTTTGAATTTTCAATAGTACGTCGTTTTCTTAAATGTAATTTTGGTGAGTTCGATTCAACAATGGATATTGATCAGATGGGAAACTTTCACTTTGAGGAGGTCAAATGTCCGTTAAAGGGTGAATGCAAATATGAAGGAATAATCTGTAAACCAAAATTTAATAGTACACTGTCGGAACGTGAGTTAAGCGTTATGCGATCATTTTATGAAGGGATGGAAGAAAATGCAATAGCAGATAAGTATTGCATTTCATTGGAAACTGTACGTACACATAAACGGAATGCCTTTAGGCGTATAGATGTCCATTCCTTGGCAGAGTTCTTTCAGTATGCTAGGAAAAACAATCTATTTCAATAACAAGTAAACTCTAAAATCAATATTAATCAGGCAGCATAGCATAGAGATGCAGATGTGTTTCAGTAAATCAGCTCAACACCATTCAAAAGTTAAACAAAGAAACAGCCTATTAAGAGATTATGGAAAATTGCTTCGAAATGATGGTAGCCCGATGTATTAAAATTGGGACTGTTCAAACGCTAACGATGCTGGGCCTACTCCCCGAAGTAGTAACAATATCCCAAGCGGAAGATATATACGGAAAACGCCTGATTACAGAATGGCGCGAAAAAGCCTGGATCAAGTTTTATCCGGCAAATAATAAGGAACGAGGGAAATATTATGTGAAGCGTTCAGAACTGGAAACAGCCAGCGCAATGATGGACCTGCATAATAAAGTACCGGACAACATTATCAAACAACTAATGCAACTAGCCGTATGACCTACATACCGAAGTCATCAGAGATGCTAAAGGCTCTACAGGAAAGCATTGGTAAGCAGCTTGATGCAAGAGAAGAACAGAAAAGGAAATGTAGCTCTGAACCAACTTCTACAGAGGTGGCACCTTGTAAGATGGATATAACCAAACAACCTACTGCGGAAGACATACTCCTAATGGAAGAGTATAGCCGTGGAGTATACCAAGGAGATTAATAAATAACTAATATTTAGATAATTATGAGTAATAGTATTCAAATTAGAGTGGAGGAGCTAAACGCACTTCCAGCAACGAAAATTGTCGAAAACGAGAAAGTGGAACAGAAGTTCATCGGTATGTATAACGCTATTTGGGGTACAGATATGGGTGAACAGATTTATAATCGCGAGAAGTTTCATTTCAATAAATTATTGACTGAAACGCCAGCTTTACAGGAATGTACAAAACTGTCCCTCTTTGGTTGTTTCCTTGATATGGCAGTGAATGGTCTTTCTCTTGACCAATCAGGCAGACCGCAGTGCTATTTAATTCCTCGTAGTGCTAAAGTGAAAACTGCTAATGGTGATATGTGGGAAAAACGTGCCGGGCTCACGGTTTCAGCTTATGGTGAAGTATATATGCGCCAGCGTGCCGGACAAGTTCGCTATGTAGATAATCCAGTAGTAGTATTTGAAGGTGACAAATTCCGCCCTATTATCGGAGTAAATGGTGCTAAATCTATAGAGTACGAAGGAGCTTTCCCTAGAAAGTCAAACAAGCCGGTTGCCGTGTTTATACGTATTGTACGTAATGACGGGTCAGTTGATTACTCTTGGATGATGGAATCAGATTGGAAACGTTTATCTACTTTTTCAGCCAAGCAAAACAAAGGAACGGCAAACTCTCTGTATACCTCCAACGGTGGACATATTGATACAGGATTCCTTGAAAACAAAATGATTAAACACGCTTTCGATGCATACCCCAAAGTACGAACAGGCAATTATACATCTATGGAGACACAACAGGAAGAACCTGTTATTGATTACGGGTTAGTAGATGAAGAAAAAATTAATGAACCTGTTCAAACGGTAGATGACATTAATGCTCCTTTCGGAGAAGAAAAGCAATTAGATGCTCCGGAACCTGTACAAGTAACAGTGTCTGAAGATGATGCAAACGGAGGCTTCTAAGTATTTACTAACCAATTTAAGAAAACAATTATGGCAACAGAATTAATCAAAATAGATGAGGTAAAAAACATCCTTTCATCCTTTCCGGACATCATCGGAAGGAATACTAGCTCTGTCAAGAAATGCAATGAAGCTGGTCAAACTCTCCTTGATACAATCGAAGGAGAAGGTATGAATGAAGCAATAGACCAAGCTGCAGCTGACTACTTGAAAAAAGTTAGTGTAACTATCAAAAACATGGATGAACGTCGTAAACCTATCACACAGATTTTTGATAGAGTGCGTTCTTTCTTCACTTCACAGGAAAAAGAGATTGATCCTAAAGATTCTACTACAATTCCCGGAAAGCTTGTAGCAAAGCGCAATGAGTATGCTAAGTTCAAATATGAAGAAGAGCAGAAGAGAAAGAAAGAAGCAGAGCAAAGAGCTAGGATTGAGACAGAGAAAGCAAATTATCAACAGACAATAGAGAATAGCCTTCTTTCTTATTTCAACCAGTATCTTTCAAGTAAAGTTTCTGAATTGCAGGGCATCTTCTCTAATTTGACACATGAGAACTTCGATCGCGAAGTTATAGGAATCACAGTCTTTCAGACCGATTATCCCAAATCTCATTTTGATAAGTTTAGTGCGGATTCAGCGACTTACTATATCAGTCAAGAAACAAAAAAGGAGATTCGCCGAAATATCTTAGAAGGTAAATATGAACAATATGCTCAACAGTATAAGGCTAAGTTATTAAACGTTAAGCAAGATCTTACCGACCGTATTCCGTCTAAACGTAAAGAACTAGCAGAGTTGGAGCTGCTTCGTCTTGCTAATGCAGAGGCAGCCGCCAAAGCGGAAGAATTACGCAAACAGCGTGAAATTGAAGCAACTGCTAAAAGAATGGAAGAGATAAAGAGAGAGGAAGAAGCTGCAAAACAAGAGGCTGCACTAAAGGCGCAACAAAGTTCTATCGGTAGTCTTTTTGCTGGCGCTGCAGCATCTGTTGCGCCTCCACCGACAAACGCTAAAGTAAAAGAAAAGATAGTCGTAGTTAACCAACAAGGATATTTGGAGATATTTCAGATGTGGTGGCTAAATGAAGGCCAAAGTCTGCCAGTTGAAGAACTAGAGAAAATCTTTAAGAAGATGATTACCTATTGTGAGAAACAAGCAAACAGCAAAGATCAAAAGCATATTGAATCACAATTCATCCGCTATGAAGCAGATGTAAAAGCCAAATAGCCATGCCAAATCCTGATTCATATTACTCTCGTCCCGAGGTCAGTAATTCAGACCTTACAGAACTCAAAAACTATCTTTATCCCCGTGCTCAATACGGGGATAAAGAAAAGGCATTCAAATTCGGTACTCTTGTAGACGCTCTTATCACAGAGAATGACCGTGTTCGGTATGACAAGCTGATGGTAGATGATTATGTGTACACGACAGAAGAATTTGAATTAGGACTTGAGATGCGTAAGGCTCTCCGGAAGGAAGCGGAGAAAGACCAGTTTCTTGCTGTTGTATTGGCACAGTCAGACACACAAAGGTTTATGGTTAATAAGCAGCAGGAGTTCCATTATGGAAACTTTGCCTATCACCTCGATACTCGCTGTAAATGGGATTGGTGGTTATCTGCTTACGGTTTTGGTGGCGATCTGAAAACGACCTTTGCAGAGTCTCAGGCACAATTCGATGAAGCGATAGATTTCTTTGACTGGGACCGATCCCGTGCCTGGTATATGGATATTGCAGGAAGCGAACAGGATTTCATTTATGCAATCTCGAAAAAGAACTGCAAGATATTCAAGCATTTTATCACCGACCGTAACCACCCTACGTATATCAAGGGAAAAGAAAAGTACGAAGACCTGGCTTTCAAATGGTGGCAATTGATGGTCTGATTATATTTTATCATAAAAACAATATGAACTTACTTATCACACCTAAATATCAAATATTGGATGAATTAACCAATATAGATTCATTTCTCAATATAACCATGAGTGAAGACGCGACAGAAGCTGTACAACGTGGCAATGACTTGGCTGTATATGTTGCCCGTTCCGGCAAATTACTTGCAGACTCAAAATACTGGCTCAATGAGGCGATGAAATCCGAGGTCATGCAGACGCTTGTCGATACAGCTAAGAATGCGAAAGCAACAGCGACGGCCATAAATGCTCTAGTTAACTCTCTATGTAGGGAAGAACGATATTTGGTAGACTGGTGCGAACGCTGCAATCGGACGGCAACGCATCAACTATCGTGGTGTGTAACTGTGATAAGTAAAGCAAAAGAAGAAATGAAAATGTCCGGAATGTATAATAACAATAAAAAGCAATCATCATGAAAAACTTAAAAAGAATCACAATCGGGCTAGCCGTTATCGGTCTGTTTACGGCATTATCTTTTTCTCAAAGAGAAGATGCAACGACTAGAGAAATAACTACGGCTGCCGTCATGGGAGTTGTATCAGCATTTAGTATTATCACTTTATCAACTAAAGAAGATTATGGAACAAGTAAAAAATGAGATCAAGAAGGCGGTTATTAAAAAAGACCGCTTGAATGTAGTGTACAATGAGCGTTTCTCGGAAGCGAACTACACGAATGTAATTAACAAGAGCTGCGATCAGATCATCCACAGTGATTTAAGAGAAGCGTTTAGCCGGCTTAAATTACATCTCGTTGTATTGTGTGAGCAGCCAGAGGCATCTAATATCAACAAAGATAGCTTTACTTCTCCGGGCTATGCAGAGACTCTGGAAAACTATATCATTACGGGCTATGCAAATGACAGCGTCGATGGTGTTTCTGGAATTACCATCATGGGAGCTAAACTTCTCCAGTCCGGCAAAGTTGTTGACCTGAAAATCTTCGTTCCTCTCCTTGATGCAGACTACCCTTACTATGAAGAATTGAGTATTGATGCTGCAGCTTGTGATGCGGAAGTTGAAAGTTATCTGTTTGAAGAGAAATGGGGAGTTAGACAAGAGCGGCTTGATTTCGAAACGGATGAACCGGAAGAGGCTGTCGTAATGGAAGAAGAAAAACCGAAAGGGAGGGGACGTAAGAAGCGATTAGAAACTCCTGTACCTCTTGACGCAACCGCATAATCAATCATTACAGGGGGATAACTCCCCCTACTAAATACTCTGAATCATGAATATTGAATTAAAAGGAGATAATTTCGAATTATCATTCAAATATAAGACTTCAATAATAGATCGGGTTAGACAGATTCCCGGTAGACGTTTTGATGGCACTAAAAAAGTTTGGATTGTCCCGACAAGGAGTAGGGTAGAGCTTGAAAGGGTGATTTATCAAATACAGCAGTTTGAGAATATAAATTGGGTAAACGGTACAGAAAAAAAGGAGGAAGATATCGCTTATGATATTCCGGAACTACCGGATCTAACCGTTCCGCACAATTTAAAGATTCAGCCTTATCCTTATCAACTTAAAGGCATTGCACGAGGATTGGAGCTAAAACGGTTTATGAATTGCGATGAACCGGGACTGGGTAAGACATTGCAGAGTATAGCAACAATAAACCTTGCTGATGCTTTTCCTTGTCTTGTCATTTGCCCGTCTTCACTCAAAATAAACTGGCTGCGTGAATGGGAGAAATTTACAGATAAGAAAGCGATGATCCTAACCGACAAGGTACGTGATACGTGGACTTTCTTCTTCCAGACAGGAATGCATCAGGTGTTTATTGTTAACTATGAATCATTAAAGAAATACTTCGTACAACGCATAAAGAAAGCCGAAGGCTGGACGTTGAGAGATGTAGAATTTAGAAACTCAATCAATTTATTCAAGTCAGTTATCATTGATGAAAGTCACCGTTGCAAATCTGCATCTACCCAGCAGGCTAAATTCTGTAAAGGGATATGCACCGGCAAAGAATGGGTGATAGAGCTTACTGGAACACCGGTAGTAAATCGGCCTAAAGATTTGATTCCACAGCTGGCGATTCTAAACCGTATGGAGGATTTTGGTGGCTATAAACCATTTGTTAACCGATACTGCTCCGGACAAAGAGAGGCTTCTAATTTGAAAGAACTGAATTTCAATCTTTGGCAGTATTGTATGTTTCGTCGTGAAAAGTCTCTTGTTCTTACAGACCTTCCGGATAAGATACGTCAGGTTAATACTTGCGAAATTACAAATCGCAAAGAGTATATGGATGCAGAACGCGACCTTATTATGTATCTACAGAAATACAAGGATGCTGACGATGATAAGATAGAAAAGGCTCTACGTGGCGAAGTGATGGTACGTATCAATATTCTCCGGCAAATTTCTGCTCGTGGCAAAGTACGTGATGTTATTGAATTTGTGAAAGACTTCAGGGAGAATGGGAAGAAGATTATTCTCTTTTGTTCACTTCATGAAGTTGTAGACCAGTTGAAACGTTACTTTCCCACCGCTGTATCGGTTACCGGTAGAGATTCACAGGATGAGAAACAAAGAGCGGTTGACGCCTTTCAGAACAATCCTAAAGCGGATATTATCATTTGTTCAATAAAGGCGGCCGGAGTTGGTTTAACGCTTACTGCATCTAGTAATGTTGCCTTTGTTGAGTTTCCTTGGACATACGCTGACTGTTGTCAATGTGAGGACCGAGCACACCGCATCGGACAAAAAGACTCTGTTACCTGTTACTATTTCCTAGGCCGGCGGACAATAGATGAAAAAGTTTATCGGATCATTCAGGAGAAGAAAAACATAGCCAATGCTGTAACAGGATCTACGGAAGATATTGAGGAAAATATTGTCGACATGGTTGCGCGTATTTTTGATACAGATTACGACGAAGAAGATTAACAAATAAAGATATGAAGAAAATACAATTTAAAGCAGGGTGGATTCCAAATGTTATTCACTTTTTTCCGTATATCAGAATTAGTCGAGGTGAATATGCAGCTAATTGGAAAAGGTTTGCAATAGAAATAGGTTTTTGGTATTGGGCGATAGGATGGTTCTTTGCATTAATACTTTACTGCGATAAATGTGGAGCCTATTTAAAGTGTGATTGTAATTGTGATGATGATTGGTTTGATTTAGATGATGAATATGAAGATTAACTAATAACAAATCAAGAAAGGAACTAAATATGAAAACATTTGAAGGAACATATACTATTAAATGGGGTAAAAATACTGCTCCAGACATTAGACCTATTGTTTTTGATTGCGAGACAGAAGAAGAACTTAAAAAGGAGCAGCAACGTATTATTGCTGCCTATTCCAAGGGAGATGATAAGAGCTGCGCTTTTTATCAGGAATGGCATGATAATTTCCTACCACCGCATTCAATCATATTCAAAATGAGTGAGCGAAAATAAAATTGTATTCAAAACAAATCAGAAATGAATAAAATAACAGTTGATAATTCAGAATCTTATTGGGAACAGAACGTCAATTATCCTAATGACTATAACTTGATAAAAGTAGAGTATATAATGGGTAAAAGCATGATGTTTGATAAATGGGAAACAAGAATCTATGGATGGGTTCAAGAAGTGATAGTCGGTGAAAATAAAGGGAAAATCGAAGCAGGCTATCCCACTCCATACGATGAGGAAACAGGCTCGGATGCTGTTTCATTAGGTTATTTTGATAATATTGAGGATGCAATGAAAGCTGTTTTAGAAAGTAATCATCCTGATTGTAGTGGATATTATATTTAACGTATAACAATTAAGATTTTAAAGAATAGCAACTTAAAAAATAAGAACAATAAATGTGTATATAGTGGGAGAGACATTATTTTTGGAGAGTATTATAAATCAAAAAATCCCGAGTCGTTTCTGACTCGGGTAAGTTCTCCAACTAAAGTTATTCCATATCTTCAATTGGAGTGTTCTAGTATGTAATAGTTATACTTATTCGATTATTTTTATCAATAATTCGATTAAACTAATTGTTGGTATGGGCTTGCTTGCAATTTGATTATATACAGAAATGCTTATATATATTAATGTCCATATAATAGTTGAAAATATCGCTTGTTGTATCTTGGCGATTAGCATTTGTCTCATCCAGCCACTAATTTTTTTTATTCTCTTAAGGAGAATGCTATAAAATTTGTTCATACTTTTTTATAAAACATATGTTTATCTGGATTTTTGTCAATAGCTATTGGCACTTTTAAAAAAAATATTTTAAAAAATCTCACTTTTATAAGAATGATGTTTAGGGCATCCCTCAAATTAAATCAGAAAGAAGCTAAAGTATGCGAATGATAAAGAAACAGGCTGCAAAGTTGGAAGAGCTTGAAGCTAGGCGAGAAAGGCTTGTTAATCGTGTTGCTAAACTCGATCTAAAAATCGAAGAGCAAAAAGAGAAAATAGTCCAGTATTATGGACAACAAGGTATTAACGTATAAAAAGTAAATATGAGCAAATATACAGCAAAGCAAATAGCTGAATCTGACGAACTATTTGAAAAGCAAATACATAAAGTCAGAAAGTTTTATTTGAGTCGTAATCCCGATAAAATGATGATGCTTGAAGAAAGAAAAGCCGTCATTAAAGAACAAAATAAAGGTCTTTCCCCGGAATATGATAAGGAGTATTATTGTGGAACTTGTGGAGCTAAAGACGGTGCAGAACATCCTAAAAGTGGATATTGCTTTCACTGTGATACTGATAACTGGATTTCAAAGAATAACTAATAATAAGTAGAAAGGAGAAAATTATGGGAGTAGATATATCAGCTCTAAAAATAAAAAAATATAGAATTAAATGAGACGTCCACAAAGTAATGGATTATTCGAAGTTGCGGGAGGTCAAGAGAAAGAGCATGGTTTCTGTTGCATGAAGCTGATTACTTTCCTTTCCGCTAATAATGTAATAAGTTGGGATGAATGGCATGGAGCTCATCTCTCTGCAATGTCAGGGAGATGTCCGTACGCTTCGCAATGTCCGATTTATGAGAGAACGATAACAGTAGTAGGTAGAAGGCCAATACAATTTAGCTTATTTTGAATTAATGACTAAAGAAAAGTGCATTTTATGTGGAAAGGAAACGGTGTCAGTTATTAAGACCGATACCGGTTTTATGTGTTATAATTGCTATGCTGATCAGCGTAATCCTCCACGTTCTAAAGAAGTACATAATAATGAAGAAGCTCGTATACAAACAGAGTTTTTCAAACTTATCCCTTTATATTTCCCCAATATTCCGGACAGACTTATATTTGCCGTTCCGAACGGTGGTAGTCGTCATGTAAAGGAAGCCGCTAACCTTAAACGGCAAGGAGTAAAGCCCGGAGTTTCCGATGTAATCGTACTCATACCGAAAAAGGGGTTTGCTTCGCTCTGTTTAGAGTTCAAGATTAAGACTGGGAAACAATCAGATCATCAAAAAGAATTTCAAAAACAAGCGGAATTATGCCGCAATAAGTATGTAGTAGTCCGAAGTGCATCACAAGCAATTGAAGAACTAAAGAAATATCTTTTTTAATAGGAATGTAGTAGGTGATACAGAATTTCTTTGAAATCATACCGAAACTCCTTGCTAAAAACAGATATTGCACTGATGAAAGGAGGTAATTGTCTTTTTTATTATCTTTGTTCTAAAATTATCAGTATGACATTTGAAGAAGCAGTTTCTTTGGTTGACAGAATTAAAGATCAGGTTGTCGGTGCTCCTGTAAAGGGAAGGTTTATTGAATCTTTGTTCATCGGGCCGACCTGTTGGGATGAAATGCATATCTTTATGAACATTTGTTTGCAGAAAGGGGAGGATGAAGCTATTAGTGAGTTTCTCGGAAAAAGTTTCTCCGTGTATGGCAAATCTGTTACCTATATCAAGCCGGATCTTCCCAAGTGGGATGTAACAGTATTGGATGATTGGGAGAAGACAATATATAATTGAGAGGTAGCTTATTCGGCTACCTCTTTTTCTGTCGGAACTAAAGGAGAACAGTTTTCTCGGTTTACAACTATATCACGCATATTAGGCTTATTATTAAAATTGCGAGATATGTTTTTTATTAAATCAATATAGTTATCTGCCCCATCTTCATACTGTCGATAAAAGACTTTAATTGATATGCAATTATCATGTTCAAATAAAGTATTTAATAACGTCCGATCAGAATTTCCACAAGAATGCCCCATTATAAAAATCTGATATGGGCCTAATGAAATAAAATTCAGTAGTTCTCTATAGCTTCTTGTTTTATGATAACTTATTGATTTAATATTCTCTAGAAAATCATTGTTCTGCAATTTCTCTATTTTATTATAATCATCATCTAATTCATCACCATATCCGAATATGATGGGATTATTCTTACTGTTAAGTTCTCCATGAATATTGATGATTTCATCAATATTATGATCATTATATAACGTTTTCGCTATTTGGGTGTAATTGAAATTCAAAAGTAATGTGTATGGTAGAAGATGAAACTTTTTAAAAGACTCATTTTTGAGTTTTTTTTCAATAAATATTATTCGGGCCTCATTTTCTGTAAGGCAGTACTTATATGTTTTATTATCAACTTTTCTATCATATTCAAATTCATCAATTGTATTAGTTTGGACCATTTCAGCAAAAATAGAATTTACATATACAGTTTGTTTACAATTAGCAATATCGTCAAATTCTACAAAACTTGAAAAAGCGTCTTGTATAGATTGATGTTTTGCAATTTCAGTCTTTTCTATAATTTCTGTTAAATATTTTTCTAGCAATCTTTTTACATCATCAAACTCTTTATTAAGAGTACGGATACTTTCGTTTTGCTTTTGGGGATTTTCTTCCTGAAGTAACTCTTTCAATACACTATAATATTCATTTTCTATATCTACCCAATTTACAAGAGAACATTGATGAGATATACGCTCAAAAAAATGATTTTTGAACTTTAAATGAACTGTCACATTTGAACTAGGATCATTATTATGCTCATCAATTAGTGTATGCAATTTCCATAAAGGACTATCTTCTTTATAAGAAGATAGTCCTTTATTAACTCCGGCTTTATCATATTCTTTTTTAATTTTTATAAACTGATCTTCATAGTCATTAAGAGGGTGTTTACCCCCTCCTCCATATTGTTGGTCTAACAACCGCCAGTATTTATCATAAATCCCTTCTTCAACAGTAGCCCAATAATCATTTATAAAATCTTTATATCCAGTCTTTAAATTGTGAGCTAAGTCAAAACCGTTGCCAATAATTATAATTCTATTCATACTAGAGGTTCATTAAGTTAATAAAAAATTTCATAACTCCTGAACGGAATCATGACCATATTTATTTTCTTCTGCCATTACTTCTGTCATCCTATTGGAGTTTTTGGGGGGATGATTAACAATTATAGCTTTTATTGTATCATTGGTTAGCATCGGTCAATACCTATTCTCCTTTTTCTAGAAATATTTCTTTTCTTAATAATTCAACAGCACTTTCATCTTGCCAATAATCTCTATTAGTAACTTCTTTTAACCTCATAGACTTATTCGGTCCAATGGTTGTAAGATAAGCTACTATTTCATCAAATGAAATAGTAGGGAAAGGTATCGCTACCAAAACATAATACTCAATATTTTTTTTAATGGTGTAAGAAACTAAAAAACCATCGCAATCAGACATCAAATATACACCATCGGGAATCATTCGTTCTCTAGTTATCTTCCATAGCTTAGGAACAACTTCTGAATCAGGTTTTTCAATCTGCTCTCTTATAGTATCATAAAGTTCATCTATCAGAAAGGTATAACCGAATTTTGCAAAAAGTATGATATATGCATTTTTCAACAACGCAACAGAAAGGCGTGTATCATCTACTTTTTTATTTTTATTCTCAATAGACAGCGCCATATCTTCCGCTAGTTGCTTCATATATTCACTTAATAAAGTAGGATTATTTTGTTTAAAGCTATTAGTCATTATCATACGCCCATCACTACAGACTTCTAATTGACCATTAAAAGTCTTATCAGCGACTTTAACTTTAACGTCCCTTTTTGTTCCTGGTATAAAAATAGAATTCTCATAGTTTTCAATTCTATTTATTAAGTAACAGTCCATAGATGAGCCACATGAATTATTACATTTTTTACATGTTAAGGCTATTCTTTTACCTCCTAATTTGTCTTGTGGTGCATCTTCTTGTGACAATTCATCCATTTGTTCAGCAGTGAACTTGTTCAAACACAAAGGACAAATGTATTCATTATTGTATGATGAAATATTAGCTAACCAACCTTTTTTATTTAATATATTAAGCTGTTTTTTAGACTTTTCAAAAAATGATTTTGTATCCATATCTTTTCAAATAAATATTTTTTGCAAAAATAAAAAAAACAACCTGCCAACGTTAAATAAGTTTCTATGTTTATAAACATAGAAACACAAAAAAATCGCCATTTCTAAAATATATTTATTTTAGGTATATATACACAAACACCCCTATAGCAATAAAAATAATGATTACATATATTTTATCTTTATGTAAATCCCACCAAGATAGTTCAATAACCTTCTCTCTTTGATTTAGTAAAGCATTCACCTTATTATTTATAGTATCAAGTCGATTCGAGAACTGCTGCAAGGTAATGGATAATGTTTCATCAACTTCAGTCCTTTCCTGTTCTTGCTTAGAAACTTTAGTTATACTTTCTTTGACTACGTGCTGTTTACCGGCTGAATCCGGCGCTGAAAGATAAACAGTCGTATTCTCAATCTTAAGATCACTTAACCGATCATTTACAATCTTCGTTTGCTTACTAAGACCTATACGCAACTCTTCCATTACTTTCCGTAGATATTGAAATTCACCGGAGTAATCAGTTTGCTTATGCGTCTCAATATTGCGAGAAGACTTGCAGGACGATAACCATATTGCTGACGCCAGCAAAATGATAATGTAGATTAATCGCTTCATGGTCGGATAACAGTATTACGCAAGAAATTAGGGAATTCGGAGCGTACATCAAAACAGGGGCACGCCTTGATATATTCTTTCGGCTCTACCTCACCGCTGCCGTCCAGATCCGGAGAAGCATCACGGTGTCCAAGCACTTCAATTATAAGATATTCCTTACAGAGCTTTGCTACCAGCTCACGTAAACTAGCTCTTTGAGCGGGTGTCCGTGTATCAGCAGGTTTTCCGTTCGCATCAAGTCCACCGATATAGCAGATACCTATCGAATGCTTATTGTATGATATGCCAGAGAATCCCTTTGTGCTACAATGCGCCCCATCGATGCTTAACGACCGTCCATCCTCAACCATTCCGTCAAGGTCAATGATGAAGTTATAACCGATCTGGCTGAATCCCCTTTGTTTGTGCATCCGGTCAATATCCTTCGCACGTAAATCTTGCTCGGCACGTGTTGCTGAGCAATGGATGATAATAGCATCAATTTTCTTCATTTTTTCTCCTCCTTATTCTTTGTTATTGGGCCAATCTTTACCAAATTGACACGGAAAATGATAGCTATCAAAATGGCTGTTCCTAGCCAATGCCAAGAATCTTGAAAAATAAACTCCAATACTTCAATCATTTTGCACCTCCTTTTTGTAAGTAGTTCGTTAGATAAGGGATATTCTTTATAAACTCGACACTTAATACATAGTGCAAGAAAGCTACCACCTTGTAACCATTGCTAGAGTTAGGGAGAATTTCTTTGATATTCCTCAGAATATTTACCCCGTAGAAATAGAAAACGCTATACGTAATAAATGAGACACATTGAAGTGCACCTTCCGGATTTCCTTTGTGTTCACCAATAAAATAGATACAACTAACTAAGGCAAAGAAAATAGTTGCTTCTACGATGCATCTCCAAGCCTTTTTAAAAGAAAAGCTTTCATGATTGATTAGTAGGGCAGTAAGAAGCCCACAAATGAAGTTGAGGGCAAATACTGCAATAAGGCTTTTGATCTCCCCAGAGATAGGATTGAGATAGGCAGCTATGCCGGTAATCAATCCAATAAGTAGGTTTTTGAAATAATCCATAATTATTTATCTAAAATATTAATACTTCATTTCAATACCTCGCTACAATCATCAATAGCAGTCTGGAATACCTGTTTCACTTCCTCGGGAGTCAACCCATGATCCTCATGCAGAGAAAAGCCAGTCACTCCGTTTTTCGATATATTAAAGAATCCGACAACTGTTTCATCATTAGAAATTTCAGCTGTGACATCTTTTACCGTCTCAGTGCCGCGAGTTGACATCCTGTACTTGATCTTGATATCTGTAGTAACCTTTGATACTGCTGTACTGTTAGTTGCTTTAATATTCATTCTTTACCTCCTTTTTCTATTAAGTCATAAATCTGTCCATAAACGCCAGCGGTGAAAAATTCCGCACAAATCTCCTTTAGGAGAGTAGCATCGTCTGTTTCAATATCAAGCATACCTCGGTTGTTGATAATTTGCTGCATCATTTTATAAGCACGTAATTTTTTAGCCATATCCATTCCTAGCTGAGCATTCATGCCGGCAGCATACAAGGCTTCTGAGATCATATCACGAAGAGGTTTCTTCCTCTCCTTACCATCGACTAATTCAACTGCTTCCTGACCTTTGTGATCAAGCAAGTTCCGGTTTAAATTTACTTTCATAATTATACTTTCAAAATTAATATTGTGAACACTCTACAATCATTCCTTTTATAATGTGAATCTTCATGTTTTTAGAGGCAATACCATCTAATTGATTATTTTTAAGTCCATAAAGCCATGCATCGGATACGACTGAAACAGAATTTCCACTATTGTCTTGAGGAAAAAAGCCCCTGGCGGAAACATCACCTAATACAGTAACATTACCATCGAAGAAACCTGCGTAAACGTAGTTCGATGGATAAGTCGGATTTGTCTTTGATGAACCATATATCGCTGCACTACCACCAGCATTTGCTCCGATTGCTGCTACTCCAAAGCGCCCGTCTGTAGCGGGATTGAAGATCACATTAACAACGCCCTCTTTAGATGTTCCGGACCCTAATTTTAAGCTACGTGACGTCCCACCGAAATAATCGGAACGTGTCCAAATAAGACGTCCTTTTTCAATAGTAAATCCACCTACAAATCCAACCTCAGCATCAATTCGTCGTACTTTAATCAAGTCAGTATTAAGATAACCTCCTATGATAATAGTACTACCGAGCTGCGCAGCTTCAACGGCATCTTTAAAAGCCAATCCGCCTAAACCGTCTCTGTCTACTTTAGAATTAATCACCGTCTGCAGATCACTATGAAGCGCAGTAATAGTAACAGCACCTTCCAAATTGATCTTAGATGAATGGATTGTTGTTGCTCCAGCTGCTTGGTTGATATAAGATATAAGCGTATTTCCATTTTCCAGTTCTTTAGAAGCATATATCCTGTTACCGTCTGCAGTGGTAATCCATCCGGCTGTATCAATACGTTGTGTAATGCTATCTACACGTGTTACTTGTGCGGATATTCTATCGCTCAATATATCTAATTCTGCCTTGTTATCGTCGGCGAACTGTTTGAGCGCATCCTGTATTGATTGATTAGCTGCTTCGACGGCTGTATTGAAACTGGCTAAAGTTGAGTTAAAGAGAGCGAATTTATCATCAACGTTTTTTTTCTCTGCAGTAGTGGTCTGTCCGTCAGCAATAGCAACGTTGATTGCTGCGAGGAGATTGTCGATAGCCCCAAAGAGAGAGATTTTAGCATTGAGTAGGTTAGTCTTGGCAACACCGACCAAATAAGTATTTACATACAGCTTGTTGTATGTTGCTTCGACAGAGGCTTTCGTATTCTTGACTGTATTGATATATTTCTCAATAGCTTTAGCTTCTGCTTCTGATATAATACCGTCGGCAAACGCACCGTCTACATATTCATGTAAATCACTAACATCACCGTTTACTTTTTCAGCGGCTTTTGTCGCATCTGCCGCATCCTGTAACGCTTCCAGTGCTTTTTTCATAGCATCATCGGCGAAAGACTTTAACTTGTCTTGTATGGACTTATTAGCTTCTTCGACAGCAGTATTAAAGTCAGCATAAGCATTGTTGAAGCTTGCAAACTGTGTATCAACAGCCTGTTTTTCGTCTGGAGTAGTAAGCTTGTCTGCAATGGCGGTATTTATTGCATTTATCAATCTTTCTATGGAGCCCATCAGCGTAACCTTTGCATTAAGCAGGTTTGTTTTTGCGACTCCGGTTAAGTATGTATTTACATACAGCTTGTTGTATGTCGCTTCTACAGCTGCTTTTGCATTGTTAACTGTGTTGATGTACTTTTCGATAGCACTAGCTTCCGCCTCGGATATTACACCGTCAGCAAATGCACCATCTACATAATTATTTAGATTGGATACTGCATTGTTTGCTTCGCTAGCACTCTTGGCTGCCGCATTGGCTGCTTCCATAGCAGCAGTGGCCTCTCTTAGTGCTTCTTCTGAATAACCTTTCAAGGCATCGTGTATCGCTTTATTTGCTGTTTCTACGGCAGCGGTGAAGTCGGCATACGCAGAATTAAACAGGACATACTTATCATCAACGTCTTTCTTTTCTGCTACGGTTGTCTGCCCGTCGGCAATGGCGGTATTGATAGATTTGATAAGGTTCTCAATGCTTCCCATCAGCGTAACCTTTGCATTGAGCAACCCGGTTTTGGCCGTTCCTGAGAGATAAGGATTTACATACAGTTTATTGTATGTCGCTTCTACAGCTGCTTTCGCATTGTTTACTGTGTTGATATACTTTTCGATAGCTTTAGCTTCCGCCTCAGTGATAATGCCGTCAGCAAATGCACCGTCGATATAGTCATGCAGACCTCCCACAGCATCGTTTGCATCAGCTGCAGACTTCTGAATAGAATCGATCAGATCGCTTACTTCAAGCCATTCTTCCAAATTCTCTAATCCGGAGGAGCCTGCTTTAATTTGGATATTTCCACCTATTTCTCCTTTAACCAGGTCGAAGTATGTCTTTCCGTCCGGTGAGATGATTCGTTCAGTTGTTACGCGGCCCGGCAGAATTTCAGTGAATCCATACAACTCAACGAAGCTGCGTTCACCTTCATACTCACTGTTTAGGATACCAGTTAGTAAGTGATAATATCCTGCTATCTGTTCTATTTTGATAGCTGTTTCACTGAGAAGGAATGTGCCGGTCTGATTCTCCTTGCTGCATACAGCATACAGATAATATTTCTTCTCTGGGGCAATGAGCGCCGGAGAATTATATTCAGCCATATCCCAAAATTTGTATTCGCTAGCTTTGTGTTCAGACGACACAGTTTTTATCCCTAGCGTCATATGTTGGATAATGCCGGCAGGCGAATGTAGAACTTTAGTACTGATATTGTAAGTAATGTTATGCGATACTTGTACCGGGACTGCTTTTGATCTGACAAAGCGGAACTGCAAACTTTCATCACCTACGAGTAACTGCATCGTCTGTATAGTGATGGGATTTATTGAACCGGAGAAGTTCAATAAAGCATCTTCAAGCATGGACATAGTTTCTTTTGCATCACGAAAACGGCGTTTGGTAAATCGCAAAGAATCTTTATACTTGATATCTACGTCTACTTCATTTGTCTCGATCTTATCTAATTCGCTGGTTACGGAAGTACCAACTGGATCATTTGATAATTCTATTTCCGGAGAATAAGGGTTGTTCACATAACGTTTAATTCCTATCATGCGAATAAGTGAACCTTTTGGATGAAACTGGGTATCGGAGAAGTTTACATAACCACCCAGCACAATCTTGCCGCCTATTTCTAACCAACGCTTCTTTGCCCAGATACCGTCCAATGTCCCGGTAAATACGAATGATTTATCTTCATGCTCAAAGAGGTATTTAGCAGCTTCCTTAAACACTTCCCAGCTAGCGCCTGTCTGCTCTTCATCATTACAGATATATGAGTACGGTAGCTGGATACCAAATACTGCGTAGGTATCGCCAGTCTTAGGATGCCAGACATCAGGTTCCGGCATAGTGATACCGTCGATTTCCTGTGGAACTATTTCAAAACGTCTACCTGCTTTCTCTATTTCTCCATCCTCTTTAAGAATGGGCTCATGGATATACTTGACTTCAAACTCTTTGCCTGTCAGTATACCTGTTTGGAAGATAACGGTCATAGTTTCTCCGGCTATCAAACATTTCTTAAAATCAAGATCGTTAGGTATATCGCTATCTACAAAATCATAGAAGTTATTCTCCTTATTAACCTCAATAACAGAGCTAACAGTACCAACGCGAGAAGGATAGATTGCAGTGCAGTCTAGACTATCCTCTTTACCTGTAACTAGGCTTTTATCAGCACGCATGACGCTGATTCCATCCGCATCTGTTATGTACGTCCTGCCTTCATAAACAAGAGTCTTAGCCTTTGGAAGTAATAGATATTTAGCTCCGTATGTCGAGTAATTGATATTTCGATCAGAAGTTTCTACGAGGACAATTTCGGGCGGTATATCTCCGGATTCCCGGCCAACCCCGACCTTGAAACCGTGTCCTTTACCATACGACAGTTTCAAAGGATTATTCTTGTTATATTCAACCTTACGAAGATGAACTGTTTTGTCAGTTATCTGCCATTCAGTTTCATACGTATCTGCAAGTTGATTAAGGGCATCAAGAATATATGTGTGATTATAGTTGATGACTTTATCCGTTCCTTCGATGCAGTCACCTATTTTCCAACCAATATCGCGACGATTTAGGTTCTCAACGAGTAGTCGCAGGTGTTCATGTGCTTTAGCTGTATATGCGAATTTGATACTATTATCTGCAATATGACGAACTTTCCACATCATAGCATCCGCTTTTGCCGTTTCAAGTATAAGCGTATATTCAAAGTTGCGCTCACCTTTCTTTTTGAAGTTACTATCTTTTTTGAGAGAATAACGTTTTCCGTAGAAGTCACACCAAGTTCCGACCTGTATTTCTAAGTATCCAGGATAGGAAAAATACAAATTAAGTGTATCCTCTGCCATGATCGCTTCGTAAGAGTAACTTTCGTCCTTTACATCGAGCTTTATTTCCTTGCTACCATTATATAGAATTATCATATTGTCTGATTAGAATTATAATCTAAAATATAATCAGGTATGTGTTTTTAATGCTATTCAAATAATAGTTTTTCCGGATAACCTACTGTGTAATCATACTCTTCAATCTGCGACACGATATACATCTTTTTTATAGCTGCAAGATGCATCTGTGTCACATTATAGCAGTCGAGGGCATATAATTCTAGAGAATTTAACATTGCTAATGCGTTAAGAATAGGAATAGTATACTTCACACCATCGAACCACAACACTGTTTCGGTCCTTCCCATGTCTTGTTCTATTAAAATAGAGTTCTTCAAACCAACTCGAGTATCCTTATCAAGCCACATTTCTTTCCCACTCAAAGTAAACGAATTAACCGCCTTTGACTTGTCATACAGCAAGATACGATTTACCTTCATTTCTTTTGTTTCATCAATGGAATACTCATGTTCTACCAAAATGGGAACACCATTATCACCTTCGTAAATTTCTTTTCCTTCAGACTGACCTTCTAACAAATCATTGTAATAGTCGTCCTCAATTTCTACCGAACCCTTAATTGGTTCATCGTAAAATCCTTGTTTCCAGTATTTCATAATACATTCATTTAGTTATTTGTTTATATAAAATTAGTTCTCTTGGAACTACGTATGCTTTGAAAGATTTCTCTAATATCGGAGTCAAATCGCTTGGACAAAACGGTTATCGTAAATATGATGATGGTCTGCTTATTCAATGGGGGTACTCAAGTACTTCCGGGATAGGTAAAACCGTTTATCTTAATACGACCTTTTATGATAGTAATTACACTATTCTATTAACTGGAACTAGAAAAGTACATAGTAATTACATCTATTCTTTTGATGTCTTTAATAAATATGCATCTTATTTTATAATGGATTCCGTTTATCAAAATGTTGATACTGATGCTGGAGGATTTAGTATAGCTTTTTATTGGTTCGCTATTGGTCGTTGGAAGTAACCTTATTTCCAACGACCAATAGCAAACCAATAGAAAGAGGCTGTATTAGAACCTGCATTGGCAGCTTGCTGATATTTATTATTATATCCAAAAGAACCAGTTGAAACAGAAGTATAGTTAGCTATCCACGATGAATCATTACCTGTATTTCCATTATTACAAGTCAAGTGCAGAGAATAATTTGTGTCATAGAATGAAGAGGGGAAATATATTGTTCCAGAGTAAGTGCCACTCGTCTTTTTTCCCCATTGAATAAGCAGGCCGTCAGGAAACTTATAATAACCGTTTTGCCCAAGTGACTTAGTTCCAACATTTGAAAAGTCAGATTTTGCGTACGTAGTACCAAGAGAACTTAGTACACTCTTTTCCTCATCCGTCATAAACTTCTTATTTGTCACTTCTGTTATGTCTGAAGCAGAATGTGAATGTGACGCGGCAGCATAACTTCCCTTAGGCTGATAAGTTGAGTCATGATTATGATCCTTTTCAGCTTTACCATTCCATGTACTTTTTTCCGTATCAGAAACAAAACGGTGAGTAGCATCCGGAGTCACTTCAGTAGCAACATGGCTATGTGATGAAGGAGCATAACTGCCTTTAGGCTGATAAGCAGAGTCATGATTGTGGTTGCCGGCTGCTTTACTATTCCAAGTAGATTTTTCCGAATCAGTTACGAACCTATGTGTTGAATCAGGAGTCACATCACTAGCTGCATGATTATGTGATGAAGAAGCATAGTTGCCAGCAGGCTGATATACTCCGGAATGGTTGTGATTCCCTGCAGCCTTACTGTTCCATGTGCTTTTTTCAGAGTCAGAAACAAATCTATGTGTTGAATCAGGTGTAATATCAGCAGCATCATGAGTATGTGATGCGTCAGCATAATCACCGAGGGGTTGATAATCTGCATCGTGGTTATGATTAGAAGGAGAGGCCCCGACTTCGCTTGCGGTGTAACTCGGTTTATTGGCAGTCTTTGCCCATGCGGGCACGTCGCTTGCCGGCATTGAAGTTGGGAAGTCGCTAATATCTACTTTCTTGTGTGTATGAGCTAACGGAGTTCTTGCATTACTTAAGCGGGCATCATTACCTTCGCATACAGATCCGGCAGCCGTACCAAAATCTTTATTAAAAGCCGTTTTTTTAGTAAATGCAGGCTCATAAGTACCCGCATGATTGTGATTTGAAGAAGAAGCGCCAACTTCGCTCGCTGTATATGAAGGTTTGCTAGATGCTTTCGCCCAATCTGGCACATCGCTTGCCGGCATCGAAGTAGGAAAATCACTGATCTCAGATTTCTTGTGAGTATGTGCTTTCGGTGTACGAGCATCACTTAAACGAGCATCGTTACCTTCGCATACAGTCCCGGTAGCACTACCAAAGTTCTTATTAAAGGCTGTGTTCTTAGTGAATGCGGGTTCATAAGTTCCAGTATGGTTATGATTAGTAGGAGAGGCCCCGACTTCGTTTGCGGTGTAACTCGGTTTATTGGCAGCCTTTGCCCATGCGGGCACGTCACTCGCCGGCATTGAAGTTGGGAAGTCGCTAATATCTGCTTTCTTATGTGTATGAGATAACGGAGCTCTTGCATTACTTAAGCGGGCATCGTTACCTTCGCACACGGTTCCGGCAGCCGTACCGAAATTCTTATTGAAGGCAGTTAGTTTAGTAATAATCTTCTCATATACTGTATCGTGATTATGTGCATCCAGAGCAGCTTTCAATGCCTTACCCTGTTCAGCAGAAAGAACCTTACTAGTCTCCCCGGTCGTCAGATTATTAACGATATCAGTTATATTGAGCTTTTTCCCTAACTCTGTTGCCATAGTTGCTGCAAAGTTCGGATCATTATTAAGTGCGTTCGCTAACTCAATCAATGTATCAAGAGCGTCCGGAGCACCGGCTACCAATTTGTCGATAGCTGCTTGCACTTTAGCGTCAACACCGGATACTGCATTGTTAGCGGCCAATGCTGCTGCATTGGCATCATCCGTTGCTTTTTTCGCTAAACCAGTCTGTGTTACAGATGCATTTTTAGCTGCGTTTGCATCATCCGTTGCTTTCTTTGCCAGAGCTGTTTGGGCTTCTGAAGCTGTTTTAGCAGCATTGGCGCCTGCCGCCGCAGTAGTAGCAGCTTCTTTTGCTGCATTGACACTACCAGCAGCAGTATTAGCCGCATCCGTAGCTTTTTTTGCTAGCTCTGTTTGTGTTACAGACGCATTCTTTGCAGCATTCGCATCGTCAGTGGCCTTCTTTACAGTATCTAGTTGAGCAGTAGCATCTTCCGTAGCAGATGCCATTTCTTGCACAATACCGGCATACTCAGACTTACGTTGAGACTCTGCTTCTACACGCTCTGTTTCAGCATTCACGCGTTTTGTTTCGTTTGATCCGCGAAGAGTTTCAGCAGATTTTCGGGCCTCTTCATTCTGCTTTCTTGTATTTTCAGCAGAGGAACGAGCTGTTTCAGCAGTGGTCCGGGAAGTTTCAGCAGCCTTTCTTTTGTTTTCCTCCGACGCCCGGTCTGCTTCCGTAGACTTACGAGCGGTTTCGGCAGATACGCGTTCGGATTCTGCCGTGCCCCTGGCGGTCTCGGCTGCCACACGAGAAGTTTCATTCGTTTCCCTTGTGACTTCAGCTTCTTTCCGTTTTTCTTCTGCTGTTACACGGTCTAATTCAGCAGTAGAACGAGTCGTTTCAGCCGTTTTGCGCTTATCTTCTTCCTTCACACGTTCCGATTCAGCAGAGGAACGCCCGCTTTCGGCTGTTTTACGAGTTTCTTCATTGCTTTTGCGTGTTTGTTCATCAGAGACACGTTTATTTTCTGTGTCCACACGACTGGTTTCAGCCGTAACACGCTTTCCTTCTGCGGTCGCGCGAGCGGTCTCAGCCGTTTTACGGGCATCCTCATTCTGTATTCTTGTATTCTCAGCAGAGGAACGAGCTGTTTCAGCTGAGACACGTGCTTCTTCGACTGTTACCCGTTTTCCTTCTGCGGTAACTCTAGCAGACTCGGCAGACTTACGAGCTGTTTCGGCAGATACGCGTTCGGATTCTGCCGTGCCTCTGGCAGTCTCAGCATTCTTTCTCGTTTGCTCATTAGATTCGCGTGTACCTTCGGCTGTTACTCGCTTACCTTCTGCGGTTACACGATTACTTTCAGCAGAGGAACGTCCAGTTTCAGCCGTTTTGCGAGCATTCTCATTAGTGATACGCACTGATTCAGCAGCTTCCCGGGCCTGTTCTTCTCTTGAGCGTCCCGTTTCAGCTGTCTGCCTTGATTGCTCGGAAGCGTTACGACGAGACTCAGCAGTTTCACGAGTTGATTCATTCTCTTCAACGGCAGCTTCTAATTGCCGCATATCGGTAGTAGCGGTTTTGGCATCGCTCGTAGCTTTGAGCATATTATCTAAGGCTGTCTGCATCTTCTCTAGCCCGAATTTAAGGCTGGTCTTAACACCGCTGACAATTCGATAGCCGATGGTGTAGAAGCCTTTCATGTCGCTGGCTTCGTTCAACTCTGATATTCTTTTCTTTTTTAATGGCATGGCTTCTATACTTTTTCTATTTTTACTTTTCCGCGATTGACAAACACAGACAATTTATTATCAGTAATATGCTCACAAAGAGACATATCTGATAATGTACAAGTTGCTATACAATCACAAATTTCATAAAGGGAACATTTGTGACATTTGAATCCTTCCAGGTCCCATTGTATCGCCTCATGATACTCTCCTTTAATTACGATTCCATTTATTTCTTTTTCATTCATAGTCTCTTCAATTTAAGTCTATATAAAATTCTCCGTCCTCTGTTATGATAAACTCACCAGCTTCGGATGCAAGTAAGAACTCCGTTTCTCCAATCCGGAAACTGGTAAATACGAGCTTCAAGGTAAATTCCCACCATACACCGTTATTCAGAGTAAAACTGTTTGTCTGACAGTTCTTATAATAGCAGGGATAGCTTTCACTCCACTCGTCACAATAAAATATACGTTCCGCATCGGAATACTCATATCCTTCATCATCTGTCTTTAAATGTAGCTTTGTCAAGTCATGAAGTAGAGCATCACGATTGCGCCAGAATGTTTCGATCGTCTTAGCTCGCATTGCGCATTTTATAGCTACATCTTTAGTTTGAAACTTTACGGCATTCCCGTCGTAGATGGCTCCGTCCTGGTACTTGAAATTTTGCAGCAGGTTCTTCTTTACCGCAGGAGTTTTCAGTATCTCTGCTGTACTGCCTTTCAATACTACTACACCATAGTCGGTCAGATCTTTACCGTCAAGCTCATAGCCCTTTGGAAATGGGAGGTCACTATCGTTAATAGGTTCTTGATACTCATAGTTGGCTTCACGGAGAAAGTCATTTGTAAGAGTGAACTTAGAAATTTCAAGGCCCGTATTGATTACATAACTGTTTTGAGAAGACAAACGTAGGGTATATGTTCTGTCAATGAGTGGAAAACGAAATTCATGATAGCTCAGGTCCGAGAGCTTATCAATTAGTCCGCCAATACCCATACTGCCCATATATGCAAATTCAATGCTTATATCACTTGTGTTTAGGGCAATATTAGAAAGGTCAAATTCTTGCCCATCTTCTTCCGGCCAGTCGTTTTTTTCCGGTTCTTTGATAGCAGGGAAGGCTACAAGATTATTGTAGCTTCCCTTTGTAACGCATATCCCTAAACTGGTATATGCATCTATTCCGTCTAAGTAAAATTGTCCTGTCATCGCTTCAGTGTTATGCCTTTAGTGTTCAATGTGTCAATCCCCATTCTGATAGATTCTATAGCCTTTTCAATAGCTTCAAGGCGTGCCGTATGACTACTTATGTCTGACAGGTAAGTAATGACAAGATCGCTATGTTTCATCATTTCACCTATATTTTTGTCCATGCTGGATAAGTATACAAGCTTCTCTATGATCTTATCTGTACTCAATTGTATTTGCTTGACTCCTTCGTTTATTGAGTATGTGTGAGAAGTCATAACAGCGAAACTACCATCCAGTTTATCAGCAGAGTCTTGTGACATGGAAGCAAAACCTTTCTTTGAAGCTTCACGTTCATCGTCTTTGTTCCATCCATACATTTCTGCCAACGCATCCCGTTTGGCTTTCATGTCATCGGAAATCTGTTGGCCTTCAGCTTTTAAAGCATTATATTCTTCTTCGGTTACTCCATCATCCATAGCTTTGTAAAACTTCTCTCTCCAAGCTGTTAGTCGGCTCATATAGTCCTCTTTGAGCATTGAGTTTAGAATAGCATTTCTCATGTATTCTTCAAAGTTATCTGCGAAATCAGCACTATCGGCATCCATATCTGTAAGCAGATCCTGAAAGTCTGAACGAAGTCCGTCTATATCAATGAGAGTAGCATCGGTGATCTTCTGCTCGACAACCTCTGCAACCTGGGTAACACCATCCACTATCTGATCCGCGAATTTTTGAGTGTCAGAGTCAAGTTGTGACCAGAAGATCCCAGCATTTTCTTGAAGTTTTGCAAGTTGTTCATCTGTCAAATCAAACAGACCGGCCATGCGTCCGCCCATTTTGTCTTTAAATTCATCGACGCTCATACCTAGCGTATCTGCCGCTTGCTTCCACCCCTCCATGGACATATCTTCCACTTCAGTATATCCCTTTGAATGTGATTTGCCGGATGCACCAGAGTTCAAGTATTGTTTACCTAAAACACGTGCATTCTCATTCTGTAGCCTTATCATTTCAAGGGCCTTATCATAAGCAGCATTCGCATTATCTCCTGTAAGAGTTTCAGCCAATTCCAGTTGCTTTTCTATCACTCTATCAAGAATGTTGATATAAGATTCATAAGCTTCTTTGGCTTTCTCATACTTTTCTGTTGTGTCGTCTTTGCCGAACAGGTCGAAGATTTTCATTGCTATCTGCATAGCTGCACCGATGATGGCGAGAATGACAGATGCTTTTTCAACCGCTTTGATTGCAGTTGATGCCGTTGTTGATGCCGTTTCTACGCCATTCATCGCTGTCATGGCGAAGGTGCCGATATTGCCAATGATACTTATAATTTCACCGGCTTGTCCGCCGATAGCTGAACCTAGATCTTTTAAAGCGTCACCGAGTTCTCCGATAACGCTTGCCACTTTCCTTTCAGCAGCTTGTACCTTTGCACTGGCTTTCGTCGTTTTGTCTTTTGCTTCATTGTAGTTATCCGTTTTCTCCTTCACCTTATCCAACGCCTGCGCCTCGGTTAGATAAGCTTTAGTTGAATCGATCTTTCCGGTCTTGGGATTATACTTAGAAGACTTGACACCGTTCTCAATCATAGCACCGCCTTTCACTGCTTCCGCCTGGGTCCGGGCATTCTCTAACTCAATTTGCGCTTTAGCTAGTTCTTCCTCCGCTTCTGCCAGTTCCTTCTTCTTGTCAGATAATGATTGAAACGGATTACGTGAATCCAGTTCATCCATGATTGATTGAATAGTGCTAGTATATTCACGAAGTTGGTCCGGAGATAATACCTTAGCTGCTGTCCCTTTTGCATTCTCTAGTTGAGAAAGAAGAGAATTAAGAGTTTCAGAAGATGTTTCTTTCAAATTCTCAAAGGCACGAACGTATTCCGGAGATTCTTTCAGCTTATTATAGTCCATATTCATAAGTTCCATACCCTTATCTTTTGTAGCTTGGGTGATGGAACGATCAATCTGTTCTACTTGATCTGTATCTCCATTCTTTACTGCTTGTTTTCGTTGTTCCTGCAAGATGGCAATATCTTCATTGAATTTTCGTTCAATCGCAAGACGTTGGTCTGTATAATCCTGATACTGATTCAACAGGTCAGATAAATCGTCTCCGCGATCAAACTTTGTATTGGTAGCGATTGTAGCTTCTTTTGCTATATTATCGAATGAAGCAAACAGTTTTTTCGTAGATTCTGAATTGATGAAAACATCTGCATTAAAAACCTTCTTTTTATTTTGAGGATTGATTTCAAAAGCAGCTTGTGCATCTTCTATTACTTTCCGTTTCTTATCCTCGATTTCGCGCTTAATAGCCTGTAATTCTAGCCGATGATTGAGTGCTCTTTGCCTTAGAACCTTTTCACTGCTTTCTTTAAGTTTATTGATTTCAATCTGCTCAAGTTCATTTGCTGAATCTTCTTTTATTCGTTCCTGTTCAAACTTTTGTTTCTCTAACAGGAGTTTATATTTTTCTTGTTCTTCACGTAATTTTTGTGCCTTATCATCCTGTTTGGAAAATGAATCATAAACTTTTAATTCTTTCTCTGCTTCTTTTAGTTTTTTGATATTTTCTTTGTAAGCAGTAATGACAGTAGCATCAATCCCTTTGAAATTTCCAGCATCCATCAATTTCTTTTGAGCCGAAGCTATTGAATCTAGTGCTTTCGTTGCATCATCTTTTTGCTTGGTCCAAAAGGCTTTATTTTGAATCTCCGCCTTTTTATTTTCTTTTTTATCTTCTTCTTTCGCTTGTTTTTGAATCTTTGCAATATTATCTACAACCTTTTGAGCTGCATCAACTTCTATTTTAGCCCTGCCAAGTTGTATGTCATATTGTCCGGAATAAGTTCCACGTTTTGAATCTTCAGCAATTAAAGACTGAATTGAGTCATAATTACGTTGAGCCATAATCAATTTGGTTTGTGCTCCAATTCGTGCACGTCTCTGAACTTCTTCTGCGATCATCTTATTTAAAGAAAGGATATCCATCAATTTAAGTTTTTCAATATCCATATTCTTAAAAATATTTGGCATAATGCTTTGAAGCTTATTATATGCTATAACTTTCTCATAATTTGCAGAAGTCTCATCGCGTATCGTTGAAAGTAAATCTGTAGCACTTTTTTTCAAATTATCAGCTTGTTCGGTATATGCTTTGCATGCTTCATTATATTTTCTCTGTACTTTTTCAGCTTCTGTCTCAACCGTTACCACATGGTATATTGCGTAACCGAGCGTTGCAAATGCAGCGGCAGCCAGCACATAAGGGTTGGTTAGCATCGCTGCTGCATTTTTTAATTGTGCAATCGTTTGGGCCTTGAGAGCTTTTGTCAATAAAACACGTGCAGATGTGTTTTTGGCAATCATTGCAGCTTCAACGGCATACGTGCCTTTAGTCAATACCAAGTTAGCCGCTTCAATAGTCCGCTGCTTGTTAACAATAGCTGTAACTGTTGCATGTACTTGTTTAGCGGTACTTACAGCCAAAATACTTCCTTTGTATCCTGCAAGGGCAGTCGTAACGACGACTATTAAGGCACCTATATCTTTCAATGCCTCTTGAACACTGCCATCTTTAAAGGCTTCGTTCATAGATTGTGCTGCGGCAGATATTTCTTTTAAGATTTCCTGTCCTAACGGGCGAAGGGCGGCCGTTATGTTATTCCCCAGTAGCTTCATTTGATTATCAGCAGAAGAAGCCATTTCTTTAAAAGCTGTTTCTGCTGCGCCTGTGGCATTTTGCATTTCTTCCAAATGTCCGGCAGCCTCTTTGACGTTAATTCCTGTCAATCCAAGAACTGCATTGACCGCCTCGATTTCTGGAACTAATCTACGAAGTTCTGCTTCCGAGCCTCCTGCCTGTCTAGCAACTTCTGCTAGCGCCTCTTGATAGGTCCTGTTATCAAATGCGCCATCACCGAGCACCTTGGATACTGCAATAATGGAAGCACGTATTTGAGTCATTGCTTGCGCTGTAGGCGTACCTTGTTTGGTTAGGGTAGCAACAGCGGCTAAGACCTGATCTACTTCCACACCATAGGCGGCAGCAACAGGCGCAACTTGCGCAATACTCTTGCCTAACTCTCCAAATGAGGTCTTACCAAGCCGGACGGTAGTAAATAGTTGATCTGATATTTTCTCAGCTTCTGAAACATCAAGCTTATAGGCATTCAATAGGGTAGTGATACCGTCTGCCGCCGTTGCTGTATCGGTAACTCCACCGATGGCAGCTTTAGCGGATACTTCTAAAATTTTCATACCATCAGCGCCGTCATGGCCGGCAGATACAATTTGATACAATGCTTTAGCCGCATCATTCGCAAGTACCGGCACCTCTCGGGTCAGTTCTACGACTTGATTCATATAATCGGTTAGACTGCCCTTTATTCCGCTTGAAAGGGTAGCAACTTCTTTCATACTTTGTTGGAACTGCTTTTCAAAGTCGTATGCACCTTTGGCGGCCTGGGCAAATGCAATGCCCGCACTTATACCAATCCCACCGAATACATCAAAAGAAGTGATCTCACCGGCCATCGCCTTGATAATTCCTATTGCTTCTCGGCGCCCGGAATATAACCCCGAGTTGTCTATTCCTGTCGCAAAATATAACGCTCCGTCTTTATTTTGAATACCCATAGCATTTATTCTTAAAATATAAAGAGAAGCTAAAATTTGGCTATTTCGAGAAGAATAAGCATCTTTGCAGTGTTCTAAGACCAAGGAACAATTTTTTGATTTACTCTAGGGGAGTTGACAAGCCTACTATATCACAATATAGGCTATCAATTCCCTTTGCTACATAATCCCTAGTGTAAATGAAAGATTATGTTCCTTGGTCGGAAAGAATAGGGAAAAGATAGCCTTTTCTTATAATATATAAACCAAACATTCATTAGCACCATGACCAAGGAAAATGAACGAAAAAACGGAGTGAATAGCGTTCTCCGGAAGAAAGAACTACAGGAAGCTTTTCAAAGAGGCCTAAGCCTCGGACTCAAAAAAGGAAGAATTGAAGGGATGATCACTTACCAATCCCGTATTATCCAAAATTTGGAAAGGGATAATGTCGAAATAACAAAGATGATGGATAGCGTAGATGCTGAGATAAAAAGGGGATATTAAAAAATCCCCTATATCTTCACAGATACAAGGGACCACAATACTCTAAACCAATTTAATAAAAAAAACAGTTAACCTAATATATAAACACAACAGCAAATTACCTTAACCCTTGACCTTACCGGCTATATCGTTATACTTCTTTATCCTGATCGTCTTACTAGGATCATCAAAAGAGGGTAGTTCTACCCATTCATAATCTCTACCTTCAACTTTACCGTCTTCATCAGTAATCTTATTACGCTCTCTCATTACAAATGAGTACTCCTGCAGTAATGTCTCTATCAATCCATAGCTACTATCCAACGTCTGGTTAAACGTTAATCCTAGAGCTTCTTTTACAATCACTAGGAATCTGCTTTGGTTGCATCCTTCCAACTTTGCAAATTCTTCTGAGCGGCTATTATCTCCGTCTCTCGTAGCGGGCTCACGTTCCGAAGCATCGTGATAGAGGTGCAAAAAGGGTGATACCCTATGCGATATATAATTGCATTAAACAGGATCCGTATATCCTCCCATGTCGTATTGTCTGCGAGAGCGTTCTTGAACCATTCCGGAGGATCACTAGGCTTATTGTGAATCCCGAGGCAGACGATGTCAAAAAGCAATCCTCCGTATTTATTCATCAGTTCCGGAAAGTCTGCATTGAGTTCTCCGTCCTTCACAATCATCTTATCAAGATCTTCTTTCTCGACTTCAAGAAGGAAAGGGCGTATCCGAAACCATGTCCGAACGGTGACAGGCTTTATAACTATGCAATTGCCGGGGTCCTTTCCTTTAGGAATAGAATCCCGGTTAGTAAATTCGAATGGAATTTTGACAGCCTGATCCGTAACGGATTCAGACTCTTGCTGAAATAAATTCTTTATACTCATAATTTCATCAAGGAGCCTAGCCCGTTGTACTTCCGGGCAATACTTCCGGTTATTTGCAACTAACCTTCAATACTTTCAGCTCCATCCTTCAATAGTTTGTTCCTGTAGGCGGAATCGAACCGCCGGTCTCTACATAATCAATGTAGCGCTTTAACCAACTGAGCTATACAGAACCGTTATTTATTTTTTCGCACCACTTGGAGCAGCTTCTCCGCCTTCGACATTCGCAGCATTCGCTGGGGCTTCTCCGCCTCCGGCAATAGTAACTACTTCGCGCATGAAAGCAGTCTGTCTCTTACCGTCTGCAGTAACAGCAGCTTGCATATATACACGAACAAGCAACAACTCTGCTTGCTCTGATCCGGGAGCCTGTGAAATCTTTGAGGCGATCTTGCCATTTACGATGGTATAAACGACCTTCTTACCGTCTTTAGGTAATGTTTCACACTGGAACGTTTTAGAGATAGAAGGAGTACTAAGAGGCTTTTTCCAGATATTTTTTCCTCCTGTTGTATCCACTTCACCGCCTGCCAGTTCTTTAAGAACCTCATTTGATGGAGTAGGGATGGAGAACTCGACATAATCTGTCGTATCTTTCACCAGTTCAACATAAAAAGGTTCTTCACTACCCTCTACTTCAATCTTAACTTCTTTGGGATCTGCAAAGTTAAATGCAACACTTCCTTTGGTTGGAAGGGGATAATCTTTGAGATCTGCACCGGGAACACCGTCACCGACTGTTCCAAATTTAATTCCACCTACGCCCATAGCAATAGGTCTAACTTCTCCTGACATAATTATTGATCTATTAAAATTTCTAATCTGATATTTGTACAAGCGAATTTCTCTTTCAGGTCCGGCATTGGAACACTCCAGAGAACTGTCACTTCTTTACATACACCGTCACTACTATTGATTGAATCAAGCGATTTTCGTACCTTACGCTTTAGCTCTTTCATTCGTTGACGTTGGTTCATTCCATTATCATTCAAGGGAACGAAGATATTGATATTGACAGGCACTTTATTAATAAAGTCAAGTTCATTCAGTTGCAGGTGATTAATAACAATATGCTCACTAGTAACACCTGCTTCCGATTTGTCCTTATAAATCACAACATCGGTGCCCGCAGCGGCCACAGCATTATAAACTATATCTACAGCGTCAAATTCATCCATAATCAAATCTTGCTAAAAACTGATTTCAATGTATCCCTTAGATATTTCTCACATTGCGCATTAGCACCTGAAATAACTTCATATCCTTTTGCTTCAACGGCTGTCGCATACTCCATACCTGCGACACCAACCAATATATAACCACCGGCATGAGACAGAGATACTTCTTCTGCAAGCCTACGCCCTTTATACTTACCGGTTGTCTTATCAGTCCCTTTATCACTTTCTACGAAGTTCTCTTTGACAACCTCGCCGTCTTTGGCTATTACATAACCAACTGAAGAACGAAGATTGCCTGTTTGGTCTTTGTATGAACCACTTTGGCGGGCCACCTGTATAAACTTCTCCCCACCCGCTTGCAGGAAAACAAGCATCTTATCTTCCGCTTTACTTTGAAAGTGTTCAAGCCAGCGTTCCATTTCATCAAAAGTGAATAGGGGAGTCATGCCATTTCTCATACGTTGATAATTGAATGTGATTGATAAGGTTCCCAACAGATAACCGGTATATCAATACCCTTTGATGCTACTTTCAAACGCAAAAACTTACTGTCTGCCGGCGGTTGCATTTTGGAGTAGAAATAGCCATGTACTTGCGCTTCATCACCAGCCGAATTATGTTTGAGAATGATTCTTCCATCGCTTACCGGGTCGTAGCGTCCGGGGACAGATATTTCAACCAGTTTCCCAGAAACCCATTCACCATCAACTAAGCGCCCGTTAGCCTCAATAGTAACTATTGCCGTATGTGGATACCGTTTTACCATCTGTTACCAGCTCTTCCTTTGATAATGATTCGTTTCCCAAGTTTAGCAGCTTTCTCCGGTTCCCCGTTTTCTATATACAGCTGCTTTGCAGTCTGAATATAGAAAGAACGGGGATGAGTGATAGAAAGCTTATTTTCACTGAAATCCGGTGAGTTTACCATCATGGCATACATATCAGCGACACAAAGACCGACCTGCTTCATGCTTTCAGTAGTACATTCTGCTTCAGGGTTGATACCCCGCTTAATGAAGACTACCTTATCCAAGAAGCCTTCCATATCCTCAATAGATGGATATTCTAGTATTGTTTCTCTGATTGTTGCCATAACTATTTACTCTTCGTCTTCTGCTTCTAAGTTTTCTTTCTCAACTTCCTGACCCAAGAATTTAGCAGGGATATTGTCTGTTCCTTCTGTAGCTTCATCGGCAGCCCATGCTTTACCGTCTGCTTTCAGAATGTATATCGCTTCCGGATCATTAACTACCGGCCATGCGTTTGCTTCTCCCTTGGTCCATTCTTTAAATGGTTCTTCGGTTGACCATTTGGTAATCAGAACAAAATCTTTCTTTACCATCAAGGCTTTCTTTCTCAGACTCTCAGAATCTTCTGCTGCAATTGGTCCGTGTTGGATATCACCTACACGCAAATCCTCTAAGAAACAAATACGTTTGCGAACCCACGGACAGATAGTAGTACGTTTGTGGTTCTTATCTTCGATACGGAGCGCCGGATTGATTGTGATAATCTGACATGGGTTTTCTTGTTCTGCAAGATATTCATTAATCACTTTTTTTGTGATAACGACCTTGGACGTTTGATTGATCCAGCCTTTAATCTTATCAATAGTTGCTTTCTGCTTTTTCAGCAAAGAGAACTCAGTAGTAAGCATAATAATATAGCGAAGAGACACACCTTCCTTGACTGCATCGGCCAGTACATTTTCAATATCTTGAAGACCATCAGCAGTAGAAGCGGTAGCCCAATCTACGGAAGATACTTTTTTGTTGGCAGCAGGTATACCCACGCCGACAAATTCCGTAGTTACGATGCCGTTGTTGTTAGAGGATGTCAAGTTGGTTCCGCCACGTGACATGTATTGCATACTAGCCCATTCCATACGTCCACGGACACCATTATGCACAAAATCGGTATCTTTGAAACCAAGATTTAATAGTTCCAATTGATCAGAATCGCCCTGGGCATCGCGTTGTAACTGCTTGTATTCTTGATATTCACTTTCAGTCATTGAGCGCTTAATAGCGGTCTTAGGAATATCACCAGACATTTTACCGATCACTTCACGCGTTTTCTCCGGTGCGGATGCATCGAAAGAAATAACGTCAGCAATAACCGGAGCGCCTTTTTCACCAACCAATGTTTCCCACTTCAATGAAGTAACTCTCTTCACACCAAAGAAATTCGGGTAATACATCGGTTTTACATGACGGGAGTTGAGACGTGCCGCCATGTTTTTCTTGTTAATTTGCTTGATTAAGCTTCTTTCCATAATGATTTATGAATTAATAGATTATACAAAACGAATGAGAGGCATAAGCTTCTTCAAATCAGCATCGAGAGGGAATGGCATATTTCGTTCCTCAATAGTACCTCTTACCATCAATCCACAAGATTGATTAGCAACAGTCAGATCAACTTTAGCCATCGTAATCGCCACCTCAGATGTTTCTACTGTTGCCTCGGCAGAACCGGCATCAGTTTTTGCTTTTACAGTAACCAATACCATATCTTTGGCTATTGCACCAATGGCAGCCGCCAGCGTAATAGAGTCATAAGCAGCATTACTCTTGTCGATAATAGTAATTTTATCGGATGCTCCATCAAATTTTCCACCGGCAGTCACAAAATCACCTACTGCGAACAGATGATTTTTAGCTACCTTGATGACTTTTCCAGCTGCTTCTACAGCTTCCGTCACTTTAGCTGTCTTGATGACATGCCAACCACCGTTTTCATCACGTCCTGCGATACAGTAAGGCGGCAATTCATCTAATGGTTGTCCATCAAACAGGGCCTTTCTCAAATCAGCACGGGCAATAGTGCCACCGCCGACAACATCCTCCAACATCTTAATGATGGCGGGATGGTACTGAAATTCTTTTTCTTTTTTTAAATACATGATACAATAAAATTTAGTTATTACTCAATACCAAGACTAGCGACACCGCTGGATTCACCAGTTCCTTCTTCTTTATTCATGATATCCAGCCACTCTTTTTCACTACGGTCTTTTACCTGTGATTGTGGGGTGTAGTTACCATTTTCGATTTCATCTGTCACAGCGGATTGGCGAATTTCAGCATACTCTTCTGCCAATTCCTTAATCTGATCTTCGACAGATATCTCAGAATTTACATCGATACGCTTGAACCACTTTTCTGGTAATTTTGCGTTATCAAAGAGAACCTTAGCTGAAGCCTGTTTGCTGGATGTTGTAATATTCCCTGTTAAGGTGGTAACGCTATTGGTTAACTCTGATATTTGCTTTTGTTGAGCCTTGAATAGTTTCATCAAAGAGGCGGGAACCCCTTCGAGATCTTCTTCTTCATTTTCTTCATTCTCTTCTGATTCTGTTGTTTTCTTGGTCTTTTTAGCTGGTTTGATTGGCTTACCGTCTTTCAGACCATTATTTTTCTCATATTCAGCGATAGCATCCTTTTTCGCTTTTTCTACTGCGGATGTATCTTCAAGATCAGGAAGAATATTGTCTTTGAATAAGGCTACATAAGTAGCAATATCTTCTTCTTTTTCGATTTTGAAAAGTTTCTGAACCTTAGAGGCGTACTTTTCGTTTACACTAGCGGCTTTCAAGCCTTTCTTAATAGCATCAATGATT